AGAGCAATGCCAAACCTTATCGCTTACGATATCGCTGGTGTTCAACCAATGACTGGTCCAACTGGACTTATTTTCGCAATGAGATCAAGATATACTTCAGCAACTGGCGGAGAAGCGCTATTTGACGAAGCTGATACTGATTACTCATCTAGAAATGCTGCTGGTGATTCAAATGCAGCTGACGGTGTTACTGAGCACAGAGGAACTAATCCATCTGTACTTAACGACTCGCCTGCTGGAGAATACACTAGAGGTCAAGGTATGACAACTGCTGAAGCTGAGGCTTTAGGCGACGCTTCTGCAAACGCATTTGCTGAAATGGCTTTCTCAATTGAGAAAACTACAGTGACTGCAAGAAGCAGAGCTCTTAAAGCAGAATACACTATGGAACTTGCTCAAGATTTAAAAGCAATCCACGGTTTAGACGCTGAAACTGAATTAGCAAACATTCTATCTGCTGAAATCCTTGCGGAAATCAACAGAGAAGTTGTTAGAGCAGTTTACATCAATTCAGAAAAAGGCGCTGCTACAAACACAACTACTGCTGGTGTATTTGATTTAGATACAGACTCAAACGGTAGATGGTCAGTTGAGAGATTCAAAGGTCTTATGTTCCAATTGGAAAGAGACGCAAACAGAATCGCTCAAAGAACAAGAAGAGGTAAAGGGAACATGATTATTTGTTCTGCTGATGTCGCTTCTGCTCTACAAATGGCTGGTGTTTTAGATTACACGCCTGCTTTAAACAACAATCTAAACGTTGATGACACTGGTTCAACATTCGCTGGTGTATTAAACGGTAGATTTAAAGTATACATTGATCCATATAGTGCAAACTCAAGCGCAAGCCAATACTACGTTGTTGGTTACAAAGGTACATCACCTTATGACGCTGGTATGTTCTATTGTCCATATGTTCCACTACAAATGGTGAGAGCAGTTGGTCAGGATACTTTCCAACCAAAAATTGGTTTCAAAACTAGATACGGTTTAGTTGCGAATCCTTTTGCGGAAACTGGTGCTGTTTCAGGTGCAGTTACAGGAATCACAGATTCAGGTACACCTAACTCAAACAGATACTACCAAAAAGTTAAAGTATCAAACATCATGTAATACGTTGTTTAGACGTTTTATTAAAAAAGGGGGCTTCGGTCCCCTTTTTTTTTGGTTTTAATACTAGGATAAATAATATTATGGAAAAGAAAATTGGATTAGGTGGTCATAAAATTATCAAAGGTATGGAAGTAGGTTCTAAAACATGGGATAACTTACCTAACAGAAATAAAAAATTCATATCAAACAAAGTTAATTTAGATTTATCTCATAGATGTCCTTTAGAATGTTTGCGTTGTGCTAGACAAACATATGAGAATGATGGCAAAGGTGGTCTAAAAAAGAAACCAATACCAGGCAGAGATATAACAATGGAAGAATTTGATAAAATTACAGATTACTTTGCTAGAATACAATTTTGTGGTCAGTATTCAGATCCAATACACCACCCACATTTTATAGATATGTTGAAAATGATAAAAAGAAAAGGTTTAATAAGTCAAGTACATACTGCCTCTAGTTTTAAATCAGACAAATGGTATAGAGAAGCACTTGAAGCTAATCCTGATTCACAATGGTGGTTTGGTATAGATGGATTACCTAAAGATAGTCACAAGTATAGAGTACATCAAAATGGCGAACTACATTTTGAGAGATTAAAAATGGCCAGAAAGATATTAAATAAAAAACCTATATGGCAATATATTGTTTTTAATTACAATGAACAAGATGTGGAAACGGCCATGAAAATGGCTGAAGAAATAGACGTTATATTTAATGTAATAAATAGTGGTAGGTGGGATAATAAAGATGAAGATAAATTAGCTCCTAAAAAGAAAAAAGGAATTGAAGTAGATGAGTTTAAAGGACAAGATTAAATTTAATTTTCCACACGTAAGTGAATATACGGATAGAGGAAATGTAGAAAATAATTTAACAGACGAAGAAAGAAACAATATTAAAAGTGATGTTAAAATAAAAGCTATGTGCTTTAATGGAGACATGAACTTGGCTGTTACTAATAGAGGTCAGGTATTACCTTGTTGTCATTGTGATACAGCAAGAATGATGAGAGATCCTGAGTTTAAAAAACTAGCAGAAAACAGTTATCTTAAAGACTATGATCACGTAAATGACATATTAAGTAACGATCATTGGCAGGCTTTCTATGAGTCTTTAGAAAATAATAGAGGTCCTTTTGCTTGTTGGGATACATGTCGTAGTAATAAAAAACAAGGTAAACAAGAAATGACGGTAGCTGAAGGTGGTAAATTAAAAATATGGGAAAGAAAGTAATTATAAATAGTATAGAAAAGAGGACTTATGGAAATTAAAAAATTATTTACGTGGGTACCAATAATAGCTGCTGTTTTAGGTACGTTATATACTGGTATAAACACAATTATAAAATTAAACAATACTATTGAACAACATACTCTACAATTAAGAGAAATGACAAATACAGTAGCGGCTATTGATGAAAGATTTACAATAGAAGTAAAGAATTTAAATAGAGCATATACTGAAGGAAGAGAAGAAGTTTTCCGAGGAATGACGGATACTAGATCAGAATTAGCTACTGCAAGAGCAAAAGTAGAAGCACTGAATGATAGTTATTACAAAATGTCAAATACGGTAGAAGATTTAAAATATGATTTAAAAGACTTTAAACGAGAGGTTACAGGAGATTACTAAAATGTATAAATTCATAACTTTTGTTATGGCGTTTATATTATGGACTACCGTGGGACACGCAAGAAATGATTACTTACAATACGACAACCATTGTCAAGGACCGACTTTGGAACCTTACATGGAATATTCTAAACAAGATAATACAGGTACAGGTACATCTAATAGTGGATATGAAGATGATAGAGGAACAATAGGTGTTAGATTAAGAATACCACTAACTTCAACTTGTTCAAAAGAATATAGAAAAGTATTCAATGAAAACATATTGTTAAGACAACAATTAGAAATGTTAAAAATGTGTTCTCGTTATAAAAATTTAGAATTGCCAGATGAGTTTAAAGAGATACGAGAAAAGTGTTCTGGTATAAAAAGAAAAGACGACAAAAAATAATAATATAAATAGACATATGAAGAATTTATTAAGATCAATATTAGGTATATTAGTAGTAATAGTATGTCTTAAAGTGTTTGCGTTATTTGTATTCTTATGTTATATTGGATTTTTTGTACCCGAACCACAAAATCCTCTAGAAAATATTGAAGATAAAATAGAACAGGTTGAAAAAAAAGAACGTATTTTAACTGAAAACGAAAAACAATTAGAGAAGAAATCTACTGAAAAAGAATGGGACCAAGTAGATAAGGACAGTAATAAATAGTATTATGACAACACTAAAAAACAGACAGCCTACAAAATTAGACTATGCAAGTCCAACACAATTTAAATTTGGCATAGCTAAACTACCAAAAGTAGAATATTTTTGTACAGCTGCAACAGTACCTGGAATATCATTAGCCAATACACCAGCACAAGCAACACCACTTAAAGACATACCTTTACCTGGTGATAAGTTAAACTATGAACAACTTATATGTACATTTTTAGTAGATGAAAATTTAGAAAACTATCAAGAGATACATGGTTGGTTAAGAGGTTTAGGTTTTCCTGAAGATAACAAAGAACATCAAAATCTTTTAGTAAGTGGTAACGATAGATTTCCTGGTAGTACAAGCAATGTATTAGGTGAAGCAGGCCGAACAAAATATGCACCACCAAAAACAGGTGGTCTTTTTTCAGACGCTACATTAAACGTGTTATCAAATAAAAATAATTCCGTAATAGAAGTTAGATTTAGAGACGTATTTCCTATTTCTCTAACTGGTCTCTCTTACAACCAACAAGCAACAGATGTTGATTATCTTACAGCAACTGTTACATTTGATTATAAGATATACGATTTTGCTACAAAAGGAGCAAGTCGGACAACAGTTACAACATCTTAATAAATAAGACTAGTAACAAAATGAAAGAAAAGTGGAGATATAATGGACCTAGAACAGCTACAAAACGAAACAGATAAAGATTTAAATATTAACGATATAGAGTTAGATTTAGAGTCTTTAAAAACACCTCAATTACATAACAAGTATTTAAAATACTTAACAAAATTTAAATTACTATTAACACGTGCTGAAGATGAGTACAGAATTGTTAAAAGAGTAAAATGGGAATACTATACAGGCAAAGCCGATCAACAAGTATACGTAGATAGACCTTTTAATTTTAAACTATTAAAGGTAGACGTACCACAATATATTGATTCTGATCCTGAAGTACAAAAGTTAAATCAAAAAGTAAAATATTTAGAGACGGTTGTTGATTTTTTAGATAGAACGTTAAGACAGATAACTAATAGAACGTTTACTATTAAGAATGCAATAGACTGGAAAAGATTTACCAGTGGAGCTGTATAATGTACTTAACTAATAACAATTGTATTTCCGTATCAAAGTTTGAACCAGATTATTGTAACAAACTAATTGCATTGTGTGATACTTTAAAACTGGAAGAAGCAGCTATACAAGACGGCAATGGTAAAAATCGTAGTAGTAGTGTTGCGTGGGTTAAACAAAATGATGAGTTGTATCAATCTATAGAAGATGTAATTTTTAATCATAATGTAAAAGCAGAATGGAATTTTGATTTAAAAGAATTTGAACCTTTTCAGTATACAATATATGAAGAAGGAGACCACTATGATTGGCACATAGATTCACACACTAAGCCTTACCCTAATGGTTTTATTAGAAAGATAAGTTTTACTTTATGTTTAAATGAAGATTACGAAGGAGGAGAATTTGAAATTGCAAGTTTAAATCCTAAAGGAGTTAATCAAAATATAAAGTTTAAAGATAAATTTACAACAGGTACATTGATATCCTTTCCCTCATTTAGTTGGCATAAGGTACATCCGGTAACCAAAGGAACAAGAAAGGTTTTAGTAGGTTGGATTGTAGGTCCTCCTTTCGTGTAATGCCAGATATAAGATACATCATAGTTGACAAGATAAACGATGTCTATTTAAAAGTAGACGCTGACGCCTCTATACGTAGAGAGTTATCAGAGTATTTTTGTTTTGAGGTGCCAGGTTATAAGTTTGTTCCTGCATATAGAAACAGAGTATGGGACGGAAAAATAAGATTATTCTCTTATGCAACTGGTCAAATATATGCCGGTTTATATCCTTATATACTTAAATGGTGTGAAGATAATAAAATACAAGTAGTAGATGGTACTAAAACAGTTGATACTAAAGTTGATTTAAAATTAGTAGAGGCATTTACAAAAGCATTAAAGATACCCTTTGAAGTAAGAGATTATCAAAAAGAGGCATTTATTCATGCAACAACAAAAAGTAGATGTTTATTGTTATCTCCAACAGCCTCTGGTAAATCACTTATAGTATATCTATTAGTAAGATTTAACATGTTAAGACTAAAAGAACAAAATAAGAAAATCTTAATTATAGTACCAACCACATCATTAGTAGAACAATTAACAAAAGATTTTGGTGATTATG